GGTGATTTAGACATCACATTAGCTTAATACCATGGCCTCAGTAGGCTATGGCTCATATAACTACGGAATTGCCGCTTATGGCACTCCGCAGTATCAAGTTGCATCTGCAACAATAGCACAGACATCAGGTGCGTCTGCGATAGGCAGACAGCTTGATCGTGGTGTTGCAACCATTGCTCAGACATCTGGTATGTCTGCAATTGGTACTCAAGTAGATCGTGGCTCTGCAACCCTAGCACAAACCAGTGGCATGACCAGTGTGGGCCATAGAGTCCATCTTGGTTCAAGCACCATAGCACAAACCTCTGGCATGAGTGCTATAGGTAAACAAATCGATAGAGGTTCGGCAACCATAGCACAAACCTCATCTATGACGGGTGCAGGTCGATACACCATAGCAGCATCTGCAACTGGTGCAGAAACATCAGACTTTACAGCCATTGGTAGACAGATCGATAGAGGTAAAGTAACAGGCGGTATTCCTGGTCAAGAATTAAGTGGATTTTCAGCAAGTGGTGGTCTAAAATGGACTGTAATACAGAATCCTGATACTACATGGACTCAATTAACAAAAGAACAAGCGGCATAACAATATGGCAGATACATTTACAACGAATTTAAACTTAACAAAACCCGAAGTCGGTGCATCTACTGATACCTGGGGCGGAAAATTAAACACCGACCTCGATACCTTGGATGGTCTTTTTGCAGATGCAGGAAACGGAACAAGTGTGGGCCTCAATGTTGGCTCTGGTAAAACTTTAACAGTTGGTGGTACTTTAACTTCAACTGGATCAGCTAGTTTTACAACCATTGATGTTAATGGTGGTGCAATTGATGGTACACCGATTGGTGGATCTTCAGCATCAACTGGAGTCTTTACAGTAGCAACTGCATCAACTTCAGCAAAAATTACACAAGTTGCATTAACCTCAAGCTCTAATGCAGTAGCTTGGGATGCACAAGCAGCAGCCAACGCTTATCATGCAACCACAGAAAATACGACTTTCTCAGCACCATCTAACGCTGTAGAAGGTGCGATTATTTCTGTAGAGATAGCACAAGGCGGATCAGTTTACACAGTAGCATTTAATACTGTGTTCGAGTTTGCTGCTAGTACAGCTCCTACAGTGACTGCCACAGCCAACAAGACTGACATCTTTAGCTTTAGATACAATGGTTCAGTTTGGCAGGAAATTGGTAGAGTTCAAAACCTAGCACAAACCTAATATGGAAACGCTACAGCGTACAGCAAACAGAGGAAGCATATCTACTGGGTATGATATTGAAAACTCTTTGAAGTTTGAGCCTGATAACTCTGAGACTATTCAAGATGCACATAATATAGCTGGAAATAAAAGAGAATTGACCATAAGTTTTTGGTGTAAAATTACTGAGCTTGGTACACAAAGGATGCCTTTAACTGCTGGAGCAAGACAAGCAAGAATATGGTTTGATACAAACGACCAATTAACATTGCAACTACAAGACGCACCAGGATATTTAGTTAAAACAAATAGAGTATTTAGAGATACATCTGCTTGGTATCATATAGTGGTTGCTATAGATACAACACAAGCCACTGATTCAAATAGAATTAAACTTTGGGTCAATGGCGTACAAGAAACTAGCTGGGCAACAACACAATGGCCACCACAAAACTTTGAAGGTTTTTTTAATGTGAATCAATCGCACCATGTTAGTGATCCTGGTTATTACTTTGCAGGATATATAGCAGACTTCTTTTTTATAGATGACCAAGTTTTACAAGCAACAGATTTTGGCGAGTACGATGAAGATAGTGGCATATGGATTCCTAAAGAATATGATGGAACATTTAGCGGTCAAAGTTTTTATTTAAAATTTGACAATGCTTCTGATTTAGATGAAAGGTCTGATGGTTTATCAAATGGTGTGAGTATGTCTTTATACAACATCACATCCGCAGACCAAGCAACTGACACACCTACTAATAATTTTTGTACGCTTAATCAAGCAGCGTTTACGCTAACTGATGCTACTATTTCTCAGGGTGCAACAAGTTTCTTTAACACATTAAGTGACACTAGAACTGCTGTAGCAACAATGGCAGTAACCAAAGGCAAATGGTATTTTGAGTATAAATTTATTAGTGCAGGTGGCTCAACATATTGGCCCGCAATAGGTTTTACTAATGCTGAATCTACCAGTTCAAATCTAAGTGCAGGGTCTGACTCAGATTCATCAGTTCTTCTTTTGCCAAATGGTACACCATATGAAAATGGCACAATAGGATCTTCAAATTATTCATATTTTGGTGCTAATGATATAGCGGGTGTAGCTTTAGATGTGGACAATGGAAATATGTACCTTTATAAAAATGGCACAATCCAAAATAGTGGCAATCCAATTTTTACAAGTATTGGTGATTTTATTATGCCTTTAGGTACTACATATGGAAATGGCTGTGGTGGTTATTTTAACTTTGGTGGCTTTACATCTTACACACCAGCAAGTCCAGCAACAGACGAGAATGGCTACGGAACTTTTGAATACGCACCGCCTACAGGCTACTACGCCTTATGCACTAAAAATTTAGCGGAGTACGGATAATATGGCTTATACAAATATAGACGACCCAAGTGCATATTTTCAGACTGCTCTTTGGACTGGTGATGGAACAGCAGGAAACGCTGTTACTTTTGATGGTAATTCAGATATGCAACCTGACTTTGTGTGGTCAAAAAGACGAGATAGTGCTACTAGCAATGTATTAAAAGACACTTCAAGAGGTGGTACATCTGATAATGATTTGCACTTAGTATCAGACTTAACACAAGCTGAAAGTACATATGCTCAATATAGAATGGATTTTGATTCTGATGGTTTTACATTAGATGGTGTAGGAGATTCAGGGTTTCAAGGCATTGGTACAAGCATGGTTAGTTGGTCTTGGAAAGCTAATGGTGGTACGACCTCAAGCAAATCTTCAACAACAATAGACACAAATGTAACAACACCTTGTGTTCAGCAAGTAAACACAGATGCAGGTTTTTCAATTCTAACCTATACAGCCAGTACAAGTTATGCGGGAACTGAAACACATTTAGAGCATGGTCTTGGAGTCGGTCCAAAAGTTCTTATAGTAAAAAGACGAGATACAGCCGCAGACTGGGCGGTGTATCATGCAGAAAATGGAGCTTCGCCAAATGCAGGATATGGTTATCTTGTATTAAATACTAACGCAGCAACAGCAACTAGTAGCACATATTGGTTAAACACACCTGCTGAATCTAATGCAACACTTTTAGCTTTTGGAAATAATGCAAGCGTAGGTGCTGATGGTGGAGAATATGTTTGTTATGCCTTCGCAGAAAAACAAGGCTACAGCAAGTTTGGCAAGTATGTCGGCAATGGGTCTAATACAAATGGAACATTTATCTATACAGGATTTAAACCTGCAATGATTATTGCAAAAAGAACTGATGCTAATGCCCATAATTGGTTTATATGGGATACAAAACGAGCACCCAGCAACCGAGTTGAGGCTGTGCTTAAGCCAAATTCATCGGCAGTAGAAAGCAGTCTTTTTCAAATAGATATATTAAGTAATGGGTTTAAACATTACAATAATTACGGAAGTACAAACGAATCAGGTGCATCATACATCTACATGGCATTTGCAGAAAATCCATTCGTAACATCAACAGGTATACCAACAACAGCAAGATAATATATAATAGGAATTAATATGTGGGCATTAGTAGAAAACAATCAAGTAACTCAGGTTTACACCAGACCTAAAGCAATAACCATTGGGGATGTATCTTATCCACAAAATATATTTATGCTTTGGTCTAGCGATGAACTTGAAGCAATAGGCATTTATGAAGTGGTTGTTGATAACAGCAACTTTAAAAATCCATCTTATTACATTAACACCAATCAATCTTTTGATTTCGCTAACGATGTTGTAACTGCATCTTATGGTACAGCTACTCCTAAACAATTAGACGATACAACTGATCCTGATACTGGTGATGTAACTCATGGTCTTAAATGGAATCACAATCAAGTGATTATCAATCAAGCCTATGGTTTATTACAGCCTAATGATTGGTATGTAGTCAGAGAACAGGAAGCTGGTACACCTATTCCTGCTGATTGGTCTACTTTTAGAACTGATGTCAGAAGCACAGCAGCAGATATGCAAAGCAAAATTAATGCTTGTACCACAGTTGATGAGTTAGCAGCTTTGTATGTTTACAATGATGCAACTCCACCTGTTAGACCATTAGGAGAATGGCCAACACCTCCATCTAGTTAATGACTAATAAAGCGAGGTCTTATACAATAAGGCTATGGCATTATTTCCAATAACACCCCCCGCAGGAATCGTAACCAATGGCACAGACTACGCCAATAAAGGGCGTTGGGTCGATGGTGATTTGGTGCGTTTTGAAAACGGATATCTAAAACCTATTGGCGGGTGGGAAAAACTTAGAGGTACAGCATTAGACGGAGCTATCATAGGTTTATATGGTTATAAAGATAATGCTGGTAATAATGTTTTAGGAGTTGGTACAAGAGAAAAAGTTTATGTCTTGTATGACAACACTTGGACAGACATCACACCAGTAGGCTTTGTTAATGATGCAAGTGATGACCCATTAGGCTTTGGAGCTTACACTTATGGCTCAGAAGACTATGGTGATGCCAGGAGTCAATCAGGTTTAATCTTACAAGCTGGTTATTTTTCTTTTGACAACTGGGGTGAAGATTTAATCTTTACTTTTTCTAAAGATGGCAAGATTTATAAATGGCAACCAGACTCCTCAGGTGGCTCACCTGATACCATCGCAACAGTTGTAACCAACGCACCCACAGGCAACTTATCAACCTTAGTCACCAATGAAAGACATTTAGTGGCTATAGGCTCGTCAGATGACCCTAGGAATGTTGCTTGGTCAAACAGGGAAGATCGTAACAATTGGACATCGAAGGCCACAAACACAGCAGGAGACTTGCAAATACCTACAGGCGGAAGAGCTTTGTTTGGTGTTAAATATAGATCTGATGTGATTATTTTTAGTGATACTGGTATTAACAGAATGTTCTATGCTGGATCACCTTTTGTTTATGGTATAGCTGATGCAGGAACTAACTGTAAATCAATCAGTCCAAGAACAGTTGTATCTACAGGTAATTTCCTTGCATGGATGGGTGAAAACGCTTTTTATGTTTATGATGGTAGTGTTAGAGAATTACCTTGTGAAGTGCATGATTATGTTTTTGATAACATCAATGTAGCAGGTAGAGCAGCATCTTGGGGCGGACATAACTCTAACTTTAATGAAATATGGTGGGGATTCCCAAGTGGTGATTCACAATACAATTCTAATAAATATGTTATTTGGAACTACAACTCTAATGTTTGGTCTATTGGTTCTATGGACAGAGGCTTTTGGATTGACCAAGGTGCATTTACTTACCCTATTGCTGGTGACAGTTTAGGCTTTGTTTATGAACATGAATCAACCACATTAAATAACTCACCCAATCTAAACTCACAAGTACCATTTTGTGAGACAGGGCCTATACAAATAGGCAATGGTGATAACTATGTGCAATGCAATCAAATTATCCCAGATGAAGAAGCTAATTCTTTGCCTGGTGTTACCATTAGTTTCAAAGGTCGATTTACTCCATTAGGGCCAACAACGGACTTTGGATCATTTACTTTTGAAAGTGATGGCTATACTGATGCTAGGTTTACAGCAAGACAAGTACAAATGACAGTCACAGGCAGCACGAATCAAGATTTCCAAGTAGGTAATATACGCTTGGATGTAAGACCAAGAGGTAAAAGATAATGGATTTATCCTCACAAAGACAGTACATACAAAGGGCGGAGAATGTTCATATGAACATTACTTTGGCTAACACCGATTACACTGTTTATACATCACCTTCTGGTGATGATTTTACTTTTTCTATTATTCAATCATTTTTAGTATGTGAGCATCAAGGTCAACAAACCCAAATAGATGTAACTAATACGCATGATACAGATA